GTCGATTGGCAAAAATTTTTCAAGTCAAAATATTTCAAGTCGGGCGCCAAACACGAAAAAATTGTGCTAGACAAATGTTTGCCGGGCTGCTATAATATAGTGAATGGAGGAACACTATGTCTAAAATCGTGAACTACACGGCAGAACTAGAACAACTCATAGCAGATACTTTATTACCTGTATATGAAGATTATTGTAGGCGCTACCCGTTCAGTCCACTAGCCAAAAAGATCAGCTACGATGTAATCCGTGAGATCAAGCACGCAAAGGATCCTGGTGCTTTACTCAAACCACGAAAAAATCTCGCTTGAAAAATTTTATTAAATGGGCTACAATAGTAGTTCGGTTTAATTTTTTAAGGAAAATTGATGAAGAAAACCATTTTAAGTATTGCTATGGCCATTGGATTTGGTACTGCTCAGGCGGGCTGGATTAGTTATGACCTAGATCAAGTCAAGGCAGACGCTAAAGGCGGTAGCGACAGTCAAGCACACTATATTCGTGCTGGTGGATCGGTAGCTGGATTTAATACAATGATGCAAGCTCGTACTGCTAGTTTTGATAAAGGCGGCATGGTTCATAGTGTTGAATTAACTGCTGGCAAACAGTTAGGACCAGTTAGTCCTTTTGTTGGTGTAGGCCATGATCTTGGATTTAATGGCAGCAAAAGTTTTCAGTACGGTTTAATTGGTGTTAGCGGTGGTATGCCAATTGGTAAGCTATTTGCTTATGGCGGTGCTAAAACTCGTGTAAACTGGGACGACCACAACCCAAAGCAAACAGTAACTTTTGTTGGTGTTAGCTTGCCTATTACAAAAGCATTAAGTGCTAATGTTGGTGCAAGTAAGAGCACGCAAGATATTAAAGAAACTGCATATGGTGCAGGCATCAGAGTTACGTTCTAAGGCGTTTAATCTTATAGCTGACCCTGTGTTTTTTAATACCTATCACCTAACTTGGCTACTATTATTCATCTACTTAGGGTGGCTAATAAGTTGGGTAGTGCCTACTATAATGTTTATATTATTAGGTGCGTTCTTGTTTTTAACAAATTAACGTAGTGTTTGACCGTTGACTACGTACCAAGCAAACAACTCAACTTGTCAAAATCTAGTATCAAAAGTGGCTACAGTAATAGCACTGGGACAACTAGATGCTGAGATTAAAAATCCCTTTACTGAGGGTTTCTCATCCTATCAGAGGCTAGCAGTGGGAGGGTCGGCTAGTAAAATATTCCTCCTGCCTAAATCTTGCTTGAAATTTAAGGAGATAATTATGACACAATTAGATTTAGTAAATCATGCATTAATTGGATTCGACAGAATCTTTAATCAATTGGATAACGTACGTGCTAGTACAAAAACTTATCCACCACACAATGTAGTAAAAATTGATGACGATAACTGGCTTGTAGAGTTAGCAGCCGCTGGTTTTAGCAAGGACGAGCTAACAGTAGAACTTCACGAGAACACATTGACAATCCGCGGTCGTAAAGTGGAGCAAGAAGGTAGACAATACCTTTATAGAGGATTGGCAATGCGTAGTTTTGAGAAGAGCTTGTATATACAAGATCATATTAAAATTAAACATGCAGAATATAAAGATGGTATGCTCAATATTTACTTAGAGCAAATTGTACCAGAAAGTAAAAAACCTAAGTTTATTACAATTAACTAATCTAGGGGGCGCTAGCCCCCTTTTTACTACTATGCCCAAACACGAAGAATTTAGTGAACAACAAGAATTAAATTTATTTTTTAACACTAATACTATTGTGCCGCCTGCTAATAGTGCAGAAGCCAAAAAGTTAGTGGAAGAAGCACCATATCATCCTGGATATGAAGGAGCAGTTATTAGCACACTAGAAACCGTAACTATTCCGCCTCTTAATCGTGAAGATGTAGTTAAATTAGACGGTTGGGGTGCTCAACCTACTATTAATCTTAACACCGACCCTAAACCGCAAAATATTCCATTTGACTGGAATAAAATTACCTTTACTAACAAAGTAACTACCGCTAGTGGTAGTGCAGGCGGTAGTGCAGGCGGTAGTGCAGTCGGTAGTGCAGTCGGTGCAATGAAGTTTGATGGGGATAAATTGCCAGTTAATCTACTCAGCAGTGAAGCACTCCTACAAACAGCAGCAGTACTTAAGTTTGGTGCTGATAAATATCATGCACACAACTGGCGTGATGGTTTTGCCTGGAGCAGACCACTAGCCGCAGCTATGCGACATATCATGGCCTACAACGACGGCGAGGATAAAGATCCGGAATCAGGACTAAGCCATCTGGCACATGCAGCTTGTTGCATTATGTTCCTACTAGAATTTGAGAAAACACATCCAGAGTTGGATGATCGTTATAAAGTAGATGTACACAAAACTAAAGAACAATCTAAATAAAACCTACAAGCCCCTATACCAGGTTTGTAAAGATCTTGGTATAGACATGGATACCATAGATGTTCACGAATTGGCCAAACATATAGATCAGTGTACACACTGCGGTGTTTGGTCAACCAAGCTAATACCAGACCTAGACGATAATCCAATATGTGGTTATTGTGCTAGGTTAATTGGCTTATAATTATTAGCTTGAAATTACTCCTTAATAGTGCTATAATAGTTATTCACTATAGGAGTTAGACATGGCAGGTTATACACGAGAATTCTTAATTGATGCCTATTTATCTCGTTTTACTAAAATACCAAGTATCGGTATCGAGCAACTATTAGAACTTGAACAAATTGCTCATAAAACCTATGACACATACGGCAAGGACAAGTTTCGTGACTATTCTAGCCTAGACGCCGAATACCTTCGTAACTATAAGGCAAGTCTTAAACGATGACTAAAATAGTATTACTACAAGATGTATATGCTATTAAAGAACAAAAAGAAAAAGAACTAGCTTATTATCGCGAACAACTTGAAATTATTACTGAAAAGCTAATATGGATTGAGCGTGAGTATAAGCTAACTAAAGATATTATAAAGATGATAGAACAGGAAACTGTTGTATCAATTAAATAACTGCCCAGGTGGTGTAATGGTAGCCACGCTGGTCTTAGAAGCCAGTGCCACACGGCGTGGGAGTTCGAGTCTCCCCTTGGGCACCAAGTAACATGGAACAACAACAAACTCTTTATGCAGTACGAACAAAAATCTGTAATACTTGTAGCAGTTATAACAAGATTATGGATACTTGTCAACAAACAGAAAAAATAGTATCAATTTATAATAAACGAACAACTAATGGTTGCCCGCTTAATCGTTGGCCACAATAAATATGCACACCTTTGATACAAATATTAAACGCGTAGGTTTTGCTTGCAAGATTCAAACAGATCATGACAAAGCCGATAAAAAATTAAATACAACCACTACAACACTAACATATCTTAATAAGCAGACTAAGGATAAAGCAGTAGAAAAAATCTGGACAATTATACACCATAACTGTGAAGTACTGAAGCGACAGGTAGAGTGGGTTGGTAACCTGCCTAGAGATCAGCGTCAGTTTCGCATTAGCAGTGACTTATTTCCAGCTTATACACACGAAGACTGGATGTGGTTTTACTTTCAAAGTGATGTAGTAGACTATCTAGAAAAACACCTTAGCAAAGTAGGTGATATAGCACGTGGTAAAGACGTACGTCTCTCATTCCACCCAGGACAATTTTGCGTACTAGCGAGTGAAAATGATGGAATCGTTGATAACAGTATTGTTGAGTTTGAGTATCATACTGACATCGCCCGCTATATGGGCTATGGTGTTCGTTTTCAAGATTTTAAATGTAATGTTCATATTGGAGGCAAACGCGGTCCACAAGGGATTATTGCAGCACTTAGAAAACTAAGTCCAGAAGCACGTAACATATTAACAATCGAAAACGCAGAGTATACCTGGGGCCTAGAGCATAGCCTAGAACTTGTAGAACACTGTGCACTAGTCCTAGACATACATCATCACTGGATATACAGCAAGGGAGAATACATTGAGCCTGACGACAAGCGAATTAGACTGGTTACAGATTCGTGGCGAGGTATTAGACCTGTTGTACACTATTCAGTATCCAGAGAAGATGTGCTTGTTGAACACACCGCAGACGAACTGCCCGACTACAAACTACTTACAAGCATGGGTTTTACGTCAGCTAAATTGCGAGCACATAGTGATTACTACTGGAATAACAGAGTAAATAGTTGGGCCGCTAGCCATACGGAGTGGGCCGATATTATGTGTGAAAGTAAGCAGAAAAATCTTGCAAGCAGTAAATTTGTAAAGGATTACTTATGAAATCGTTACTAATTGGGTTAACGCTAGCATTAGGCCTAATGGCTACCAGTGCTAGTGCGCAACATCGTCACCATAACCACAGACATTGGCATCCACACTACCCAGCTTGGCATCATAATCATGGATGGATTGCTCCAGCAATTATAGGTGGAACAGTAGTATACTTAGCAACTAGGCCACAACAGATTATAGCGGCAAGTAATACAGTAGTTATTGATGGTGTAACTTATACTCGTCAAATTATGCTTGTAAATGGCATTGAAACAGAAGTATTAGTTAAACAATAATGTACGATATATTACACAGCATTTGCTGGCATTTAGCTAATGATACGAATATAAACAAAGAAAAATTATTTAGCTTGGTACACCATGATACCAGCTGCAGTTATAGTGATTTTGTTGAAGCATACAACGAAGTCACAGAGGCCTACATAAAGTAGGCCATATTGTGGTATTCTCTGCTCGTAGCCGGATGAACCGGAACATTGCAGAGTCTCCTGCTAGTGAAGACCGGAGTAGTAGCTAGTAGGCGTGTCTGACCCTAAAGTACAGCAAACCGTCATGAAGTTATGTAAGTTTAGGGCACGGGCTTAGCGGCCTAGGCAGTAAACAGAGAATACCACAATATGGAGGAGTTTATATGGATAAATTATATGAACTAGAGTTTTATAACGGCATACTAGGTGCACTAGCTAAAGCTAAAGCTAAAGCTAAGGCTGGAAGTGTTAAACGTGGCGATAGTGTTAGCTGGAACAGCAGTGGCGGTACTGCACGTGGCAAAATTACCAGAATAATTACCAGCGGTGAAGCCGATATACCTGGTAGCAGTTTTAAGATTACTGGTACTAAAGAAGATCCAGGCGCACTAATCCGTGTATATAGACCAGATAGTAATGGTAAGTATAAACCTACAGATACTATTGTAGGACATAAGGTGAGTACACTAACTAAAATTGACGCACTATGAAAACAACAACTGTAGCCAGAATGTATCCAGTATTATCAAATGTTGGTGCTAGCAGTACTACACTAGTAAATACAGTTGGTGGTGTTCCTACTATAAATAGTTTTCGTGACGTTAATTGTCCTGTTTTTGTTGAACCAGCAGTAAAATTAATGTTAAGTCCAGCAGCTCTTAGAATTTTAACAAATCCAATAAAGTAACAGTATTATGCCTTGTTATAAATGTAGTAATGGTAAATATAAATATGGCAAACGCGGCAATTGCCAGTTTGATACACTTGCAGCTTGTGAAGCCGCTGAACGAGCTATTCATGCTAGGGAGAATGAAAAAGATGAGCTACAAACCAATGAAAAAGCCAGGCAAGAAAAAACCAGGAAAAATGTAACCAATGAATAAACGTAAGATTATACACACAGCACTAGCTGCAGCAGTTGCACTAACACTAGCTAGCTGCAGTAAAAAAGAAGAACCAGCACCTAAAGCGGCAGAACCAGTTAAAACTGAGGCGCTAAAAGTTGGCTTTATCTACGTAGGGCCAGTAGGTGATGCTGGCTGGACTTTTGCACATGACAATGGTCGCAAGCATATTGAAAATAAGTTTGGCGATAAAATTAAAACTACCTTTGTAGAAAAGGTGCCTGAAGGTGCAGATGCAGAGCGAGTTATCCGTGACCTAGTATCGCAGGGCAATAAACTGATATTTGCAACTTCATTTGGTTTTGGCGATGCTATGGAAAAAGTAGCTAAAGATCACCCAGACGTTAAGTTTGAGCATGCTACTGGATACAAAACCTCAACAAACTTGCGTGTTTATGAAGCTAAGTTTTATGAAGATGCTTATATGGCTGGTGTAGTTGCTGGTACTATGACCAAAACTAATACACTAGGTTTTGTAGGTAGTTTTCCTATTCCGGAAGTACTACGCAATATTAACGCATTTACCTTAGGTGCTCGTAGTGTTAATCCTAAAGTTGTTACCAAAGTAGTTTGGGTTAATACATGGTTTGATCCACCCAAAGAGTCAGAGGCAGCACAAGCACTAATCAACCAAAAAGCTGATGTACTCCTACAGAACACCGATAGTACAGCAGTCTTACAAACTGCTGAAAAGAACGCTAAGTATGCTTTTGGTTGGGATAGTGATATGAGTGCGTTTGCCGCTAAAGCACACCTAGGTAGTGCAATTGTAAATTGGGGCCCATATTACGAAAAAGCTGTAAACGATGTGCTCAATGGTACATGGAAAACTGCGGATACCAAGTGGGGTACTAAAGAAGGTGCGAATGATCTTATCAAGGTAGCTGATGTAGTACCTGATAGTGCTAAAAAGCGTGTAGATGAGATTAAAAGTGGATTGAAGGCTGGCACGTTTGCTGTATTCAAAGGACCAATCAAAGACAATGCTGGTAAAGTAGTCTTAGACAAAGATGTGGTAGCCGATGACGCTTGGAAAGGCAAGATTAATTTCTATGTAGAAGGCGTTGACGGCAAGATACCGGCAGGTAAGTAAAACTAGCAGCCAGTCTAGTTAAAAACTGGCAAACACACACGGAGGTAATTATGACTAAAAAGGTATGTTACTGGTGTAACAAAATATTCAATGCACTAGAGCAGAGTGGTCGAGTAAGAGCAAAACGGTATTTAACCTATAGGGGCTGGCAGTGAAAAGCTGGTATCGCATTATATGCGAAGCATTACTAGCAGCACAGCTAACCAGAAACGGTAAGTGGCGCAAAGCTAGAAAATTAATTAACCAAAACACACAACACGGAGTTAAACATGAATCCTTTTGAAATTCGCGCTCAATTACTAGACATGAGCAAGCAGTACCTAGACAAGCAGTTTGAAATCAATACAGAGTTTGCCCGCAAAGCATTTGACGAAGCATTAAAAAATGGTATCGCCGTACAACAAAAGTACGAAGAGTTTATGCCAAAAATGTATAGCTTTGAAGATGTTATTGAACAGGCTAAAAAGCTGTATGGTTTCGTCAATAGTAAGTGAACTTTGGACACGAGTACAAGAGTATTTCAGCCAGCCGTACTCGCTGCAAAAATTCATAGAAGATAATAATCCACAATCAATGGCTGATGTAGAATACCTAGAGCGTATATGGTATAACCATACTGATCCACGCAACTGGTAATAACTGTGCCGATAATAATAACAAAAAGAGGCTAATCATGATGGATATACACGAACTACGAGAAGAGTTGCTAGAGCAAGCAATGGAACACTTAGACTGTAAATTTCGTACACAAAAGAAGTTTGCGCTAATGTTCTTTGAACATAAACTTAAGCAGGGTGTTCCTATAGACAACTACTTGTCGTTTATGCCACAGATATACACTCCACAAGAAGCACTAGAATTAGCTAAGGCTATGGAAGGGTATGTTATGGGTGGCAACGGTAAATAACAACTGTGCAAGGGCCACGTGCCCTTGCAATTAAATTTTTGCAGTTGATTTATTTTCCTTTAGGGTGTATAATATTATTTTACTCAGTAAAGGAAAGCAAATGGCTGTAGCGCAACTACTTGACAACCTATACTTAACCCCAGCTCCGTGGCGAAAGTGGATGCAAACCCGTGAAGAGATTATTCAAGATTGGAAAGCGGGTAAAGACTTTCGTATTCAATCTGGACCATATTGCAGTATTCGTGATATTGAATATTTACGCGGCAGCTATAATCGCATATACATTATACACGATCGTGGCAGTATTGAAGTCTAATATTAATTAATACATACGAGCGAAAAGGGTAGCTCCCCTGGCATTGCTAACTCAATGCCTAGCTCATTATCCTAGTTAGAGGTTTTTATGATAAAAGTAAAAGAATGGATTTTACAATCCAAACAAATTAGAACGCAACATTTAGATTTAGAAACCGATTGTGTAGAACGCGGAGGAAACAGTACAAATCATAGGGGCGTTTTAGCACAATTTTTAAATACTGATTTTCCAAAAGGAATAGGTATAGACCTATGTCATGCGTGTCACAATTCCAGTTGCTCAAACCCTAAACACATGTATTGGGGTACTAGAAAAGAAAATGTTGCGGACGCAAGATCAACCGGCTCACATAAAAGCGCTTGGGAGAATACTGTTAATAAATATGGGTATGAAAATGCGTGTAAAATGAACGCACTGCGTTTGACTACTAATGGGGATGTGGTGAAACAGGTAGACACAATTGACTTAAAATCAATCGCCTAACGGCGTACCGGTTCGACTCCGGTCTTCCCTACCAAGGATACTAATGAAAACTATTGATGAAAAAGTAAATATGATCTTAAAAGCACTGTTAGGCAGTGATGAACTAGTAACACGTTGGTGGAATAGTCCTAACAAGGCATTTGATGGAGAAATACCAGACGACCTGTGGCATACTAATAGCGGACGTAATCGTGTTTATAGCTATTTACTAGATCAAATGGAAGCCCCACATTAATTATTTATAGTATGGCCACAGTGCTATACTAAAATGTTTTCTTAGAGAGCATTTTACTATAGTATAATAATAATAACAATAATCGAGGTAATATATGGAAATGCATAATACTTATAAAAATGAAACTAGGTGTGTGTTATTAAGCATACCACTAATAATTAGACTGTTTGAGTATATTCGTGAAGAAGCTACTAGTGATGAAGATCTACACTTTATGGCTGAACGTATACAAGAACTAGGTTGGGACGGCCTTAGACTAACTATGAATCAATATAGTAGCATAATTCCTCAAGAAATGCCTAAAACACACAGTCCTGCATATACAAACTATACTGAAGCTACTGAGTAGTAGCTTTTTACTGGCACAGACACCTGCCAGTGTTTTGTGCTGAATCTCCGTTATAATTATAAGAACAAAAGGAGTTCAAAATGGCAGAAAGTATTACACCAGCTGGTATGATGATGAGTGGCGGCGATGGCCTATTTGGCGGTGGCGGTCTTATTGGTGGCCTGATCCTAGGATCACTACTTCGCAACAACGGTAACCTATTTGGCGGCGATGGTGCTGCAGGTGCAGCTGCTCTTCGTAGCCCACCAGAGCAAAGTCAAGCTAACATGAGCCTAATGAACGCTATTGGCGAAGTTGGCAAGCAAGTTGCGCTAGGTACAGCAACAGTTGAAACTAGCAATGCAACACAAACTGGTCAACTAACAAATGCGATTAACAGTTCAACAAGTGCTAACCTTATTGCTATTCAAAGTATTAAGGATAATATTAGTGCAGCAACTCAATCACTAACGCAGCAACTCAACGGCGTTAATCAGCAAGTAATGGAAAACCGTTATGAGCTAAGCAAAGACATTAGCAATGATGGCGAAAAGACTCGTGCACTGTTAGTACAGCAGTATGAGGCTATGCTAAACCGTCAACTCTCAGATGCTAATGCAGCTGTTATCGCACTACAAGCTAAGCTAGATAATAATTCAATTGCTCGTGGTGTTGAAGTTACTACAACCAATAACATCAACCAGATGCAACAACAGCAACAGCAACAGCAACAGTTTGGACAACTTTACAATGTCCTATGGGGCCTTGCTCAAAATATCACAGCCAATAATGGCGCAATCAATGTTGGCAGCGGCACACAAACCGCTAATCCAGTCAACACAAACACAAATATTAGATAATCTTTAATATTCTTGCCCCTGCAACCACAAGTTGTAGGGGCGCTTTATTGGAGACTATCTATGCAACGACAACGACAACGACAAGCACTGCCACTACCGTGGCCTGTACCAGTGCCTATGGTTCCACTAGTTCCGCTGCCGCATATAGGCCCACCACTAGTATTAGATGATTTAGACTTACTAATAAACTATAATAACAGTGGTCAGCCAGGTCCACCTGGACCACCTGGCCCGCAAGGCCCACAAGGTGAACCAGGTCCACAAGGTCCGCCAGGCACACTAGCAGACTTGCCAGTTACACTTATAGATACTAATACATACAGTGCAACAGCAGAAGAATATTTTCTAGGCGTTATAGCAGATGGTGGTTGTACTATAACACTACCTAGTGGTACAACTGGCAAAGTATTTATTATTAAAGATAGCATAGGTGATGCAACTGCCAATCCTATTACAGTTCAGGGTACTGGTTCAACTATAGACGGCGAACCAACTTATGTACTAGACAGTGATTGGGCTAGTATAGGCTTAATCTACAACGGCATAGAGTGGAATGTAACATGAGTTACAATCAACCACTAGCATCAACCACAGATTACGGTGTTGTAAAAGTAGGCAGTGGCATTAGTGTAACAAATGGTGTTATTAGTAGTAGTGGTAGCGGTACTGGTGGAGATGTAGGATATTTCTACTCTGGAGTTACACAAACTAATTTACTACCAATTAATACGGTTACACTATCAAATACTACACTATCGCAGGGTATTACACTAGTAGCAGGCAGCCAACTTACTGTTAGTAAAACTGCTAACTATGCGCTACAAGTAACCATACAATTCGCAAAATCTACTAGTGCTGGCAGTGCTGCTACAGGATTCTTTTGGTTACGTAAAAATGGCCTAGATGTAGCAGACAGCGCAACTGATGTAGTTACTACTAGTGCGGGAGCAGGAGTAGTATTAGCTGTAAACTATACATTACCTCTATTAGCAGCTGATTACCTAGAGATGGTTTGGTCTGCTAATACAACAAATTCAGAATTGATATTCATACCAATACAAACAGGGCCACCTGCTATACCAGCAGCACCCAGTGTTCGTATGACATTATTACAAGTATAACAGTGCCAATAATAAAAATAACAGGAGAAAATCCATGGCATATAGCACACCCTTATCCTCAACTACCAGATATGGTGTAGTTAAGGTAGGTACAGGAATTGATGTAACTGATGGAGTTATTTCAGTTACACCAAATGGCATAATCAATGTAACCAGCGTAACAGATGCTCAAAGCCCATATGCGGTAACTAGTGATGACTATTATATAGGAGCAACTGGTCAAGGAGGCGGAATTACAATTGATTTGCCTGTAGGCACTAACGGCAGAGTGCTTATTATTAAGTCAGAAGCCGGTCAACCAAGTGATGTAACTATCGTACCAAATGGTGCACAAACTATTGAAAATGCTGCTAGTTATACAATACTTGCAGCTACGGACGGTAGCATAACACTAGTCTTTAGAAACACTAACTGGAATGTAGTTTAATATAAATTAACCAAAGAAGCAAAGATGGAAACCATTACTATCAGATTAGGCAATAATACACAACAACTAGCAGATATTGAAACAGTTAAAATGAGTGCACATAACATGGCTGCATCAGCACTAGATTTTGCTAGAAATGGTAGTCAGGGCTATGATCAATTTTTAGCCAGCAAAGAGCAGTTTGAGGTAAATGTAGACAACTTTTTCAAAAACTATAAATATTGCGAAATAACACACAAATAATTTTCCACTATGACTGCTATGTGCACCTAGCAGTCATACTAGAACGTTATAATTCCCTAGTAGCTCAGCGGTAGAGCAGCAGACTGTTAATCTGTTGGTCCGTGGTTCGATCCCACGCTGGGGAGCCAGGAGCTAAAGTGAAACAATTTGATATAAACGAAGTAAAAGACTATATACGTCAAAGTAGCCAGGAGAGTAAAATTTACCTAGGTGCAGACAGTGAGCGCACTCGTCATGATAAGATTTGGTGGGCTGACTATACTGTTGCCATTGTAGTACACATTGACGGCAAACACGGCTGTAAAATATTTGGTTATCATGTTCGTGAACGTGATTACGATCAAAAACGTAATAGACCTAGTATTAGATTAATGACTGAAGTTTACAAGGTCAGCGAAATCTTTTTAGAACTTAAAGATGTAATAGAGGATAGACACGTAGAAATACACCTAGACCTTAATCCACAGGAGTGTTTTGCTAGCAATCAAGTTGTACAGCAAGCTATAGGATATATTCGTGGTACTTGTAGTGTTGAAGCAATGATCAAACCAGATGCTTTTGCTGCAAGCTATGCAGCTGACAGACTAAAATTTATATTAAACCGATGAAATACGACCGATTTGACCTAGAGCAATTAATACTTAAAAACTGGGAAATTACCACTGAGATTAAGCACCTGCGTGAACTTATCTCAGACGGTAAACCAACCCAAGATCAAGTTGAAAATTATTTACTTGGCCTAGAAACTATTTATGAAGTAAAATTTAATAAATTGTGGGATTGTTTTGAAGAACTTTGCCAAAATCAAAAGATCACTAGTTAATTTTTACAACAGTCAACCATTTACCGTATTAGAAGCCGTTAGTTTAGTATTCGTACTAGGCTATACAGGCTATTACATATTTGCTGAATTAGCTCAGTGGTAGAGCAACCGCCTTGTAAGCGGTAGGTCGTCAGTTCAAATCCGACATTCAGCACCAAGTTATAGTTGTATGAAGCTAATAGAAAAGTACTGCGGACGCGGGTTCGACTCCCGCCTGGTCCACCAGAAGTATATTGCACTTCACTGATAAGGAAGACTGGTCGGCTGTATTCAACTGGCTAGTGCAGTATACTTCTGATGGGCCAGACATGGTTTCGACGGGGTAAAGAGTATTGTGGCAGACAACTCGGCAATGCAGAAGCCGTAGGGTTAGCACTAGCTGGCCGTAGACGCAAACAAAATAAATGCCAACGATGAGGTATTTGCTTTAGCAGCATAAGCTAAGCTGGGGTTTAGGCGGTTGACCTTATTAGCCAACAACCGCCACCACAACACAAAGGACAATTATGGAACTAGAGTTTAAACATGCAGGATTAAGTGTTAGTTTTGAGTGTGATGGAGATGATCACTACGATCACGTTGATCTCCTACACAAAATTGCAGCTCTAGTTGAAGAGCTAGCCAGTCATACTGGCGTTAGTCTTGTAGTAATGAGTGATTATGCAGACAAAAGTGAAGAATCCGAAGACGACGAAAACTGGGCGGATTGATAGCTTAGAGTACATCAAGTTAACCGACCCTAAACTGTATCTTCGATGGTACTTAGACAAACATGATTTTATAAAGGTAGATTTAATTAGAGTGCGGGCGTAACTCAACGGTAGAGTGTCAGCCTTCCAAGCTGTTCGTTGCAGGTTCAAATCCTGTCGCCCGCTCCACACATCACAAGGACAATTATGAGTGTAACACTTAAAAATTTAGAGAGTGCCCTAGCTGGTGAGAGCATGGCGCATATCAAGTACCGATACTTTGCTAAAGTATGTCGTGAAGCAGGCATGGAAGATGTTGCCCAACATTTTGAGCATACAGCAGACCAAGAAATCTTACACGCTTGGGGCCATCTTAAACTAATATATGGTGATCTAGATCCAGTAACTTGCCTAGAAATGGCTATTGCTGGTGAAACTTACGAATACACAGAAATGTATCCGCAGTTTGCAGCTATTGCCAAGGCTGAACAAGATACTATTGCTCTTAATGAGTTTAGAAACCAAATCCTAGAAAGTAGCCAGCACGCAGAGGAATTCAAGCAACGTTTAGCTAAAGCTGAAAAAGTGTTTAGTGCACTTAAACAAGTAGAAGAAAAACACGCTAATCAGTATAAACAAGTATTAGCAAAGGTGGCATAATGAGTAATGAAATTCATGTATGTCCAGTATGCGACTATGTTTATGAAAACGATCCAGATCGTACTGTGCCATTTGAACAATTACCAGAAGATTACTTATGCCCAGCTTGTAGCGTAGAAAAAAGTTGGTTTGAAACACAGTACACATAAGCCCCCTTAGCTCATGCATGGTTAGAGCAGCGGACTCATAATCCGTTGGTGCGGGGTTCAACTCCCTGAGGGGGCACCAAATAAATATAATATGTACCCACTAATAATACCTGATTTTATAGATGCTGTTATTGTCAAAGAGCTATATACTTGGACCATAGAAAATGAGCACTTATTTGGTAAATATGATAACTCATTTTGGGGTGGTAGAAGCCTGCACAGTGATTGTATGCCTATAAATATTAAAAATATAATAGCTAGCGCATTTTATAGTGTTATAGATATAATTGGTGATAAGAGCTTACAACCCGAATTACTAGATATAACTAGATGGCCTCCAGGATATGAACTACACCCACATGCAGATGCTGAAGAGCCTAACGGTAAACAGCATGTATATTGGTGGAGAAAATTTGGAGCAATAATATATCTTAACAGTAATTTTACTGGTGGCGAATTATACTATCCAAATCTTAATATAACCGTTAAACCGCAACCAGGTATGCTAGCTGTGCATCCAGGTACACTAAAATATTTACATGGTGTAAAATCTGTAGTAGGTAACACTAGATATACATTAACTAGCTTTTTTAAATGATTATTGTACCAGACAACACTATTGCTGTAATACCCAACGCAACTGGGTATACAGAATTATATGAAGATATTATAGAACCTCTACATGGAAAGTTTAAACGTGATTGGTTTGTAAAACATGCCTATTATTGTTTACCTTTAACAATCGGAAATCAATATGGATTTCTAATAAAAAGTTTATATGATTTTAATATATTATGGAATGGTGGAACAGATGCCGGTAATTTAACTGTAGAATTTTTAACGGCTAAAGATACTGTAGATAGATTATTTTCTACACAAAGTGTAATTAGCCATTTTGGTATGGGAACAGTAACTATTCAACTAGGCTTTTCTATAAGAACACCACCAGGCATAAATACTTATGTAGGATCACCACCAAATATATTTGTAGACGGTATTGGTTATCTTACAGCAGTAGTAGAAACAGATAATCTTAGACGCGATTTTACATTTAATATAAAAGCAACTAGAAAGAATAGAATTATAAAAATAAGAAAAGGTGATCCATTAGGATTCTTTATGCCTTATCCGAGACATTTTATAGATAAATTTACTTTGCAAAATGCTTACAATTTATTTAATAGTGACCTAGTTGCACAAGAACAACAATGTGCTAGAGATTTTGGTACAGAACGTAGCACAACCGATAGATTAAAACCAAATCAAAATGGTAGAAGATATTTTAATGGTGAAGATATTTATGGTAATAAATTTCAAGATCATCAAAAACGACTAGACCCAGCTTAGGCTGGGTTTTTTGTTGTAAAAAAATTATATTGACACGCTGTTCACAGTTTGCTATAATATTTATTCGATATTCAAGGAAAGGACTATGAAACAAGATAAACAATATGTGGTAGCTTTTCAACATCCTCAGGATGCAGGCATTGATCTAGAAATCGTCTTTGGTACTGATCCACTAGATGCAATGTTAAATTTCTTAGACTACGATCATGTTCCCGAAGGCATTGACAGTGCTATTGACCTACAAGACTGGTTGTGGGATACTGAAGAATCATTAATTAATTGTATTGAGGTTTAAATGGCCAAGGGCAAAACTAGTAGTAAAAGTGACCAAAATTATTGGTCACGATATAAAAGTAATAAAGTGTGGGAAACAAATCGTAAACGCAAACTTGCTAAACACTTAAAAAAGCATCCTAACGATAAAGTAGCGCAACAGGCAACCAATGCAATTAAGTATAGACGTGGCACACCAAAAGATCCGCAATGGACTCCTGGAAATGTTCGTATTGCTAAACTATTCAAAGACTTTGCAGGATTTGTTAATCGCGATATGTTTAACAGCAATCATAAGATTCAACTAGAGGCGCTTAGTGGATATAATAAACCTAAGGCCG